ATTGCACCTTTTACCCATGCAGTTTCATATATTCTGTCGTTGTTTAAACAATTCAAGACTTTTAAGGCTTTGTGTAATGCTTCGTCTTTAGTCATTTTTTATTCACAATCGCCCAAATCAATACAAAAAATCCAATGACGCATACCCAATAAATTAACCAAAATAATTCTAGTTTCATTTTAATCTCCTAAAGGTATAAGCCCTTCATCATCAATGAAATCATTAAACTCTTTTTGAGTTGTGCAATAAGCAAGCAAGCACAAGCAAGCATTGATGACACCTTGATTAGTGTCTTTATCTTCATCAAAATATGACTCTGCTAAATCTTTGCGACTGTTTTTTAACTGTGATTTTAATTGTGCAATGAATACATCATTTAACACTTCATACAACAAATCATTATCATCTGCTGTAAATTCAATCTTCATTTTGCCTCCACGACAATGGCTTCACCATGTTCAATCGTCTGCACTAGCTTATTTTCTAGTTCTGTATCGTATTGCACGTCAGTATCACGTATCTTTGATTCCCACTCTTGGACACGTTGCATAATGTATTTGATCTGTTGGTCATTCATATCAAGCTCCTAAAATGGCGAGGTACTCACACGGTTCATATAATAATCACAATATATTGAGTTCTGTTCAGTCAATAACAGAGTGTGCTTTCCCCCATTGATCTCAAAAAGGAATATCTGAGTCTACATCAGATAAGTCCTTAGCATCTGTTGTCTTTGGTACAAAGGTATCTGCTGAAGCTTTCCAGCTTACAGTATCGCCCTTGCCGTAATTAGCCTTCCATCCTGATAGCTGTAGCTTGCCACCACTTGCAATAATAGCGTCAATGGTATCTACCCCTAGCGTAATGTTAATGCGATAGTCTGGTGACTTATCAGACGTCTTTTTAACTGTGTTAGTAAAACCTGAATCTAAATATATTTTTTTCTCAACCATGATTATGCCTTTTTAAAAGTACTGCGTGTTTTAGAATCAAGAAGCGTCCATAATGCTGCCTTTTGATCGTTATCTAATGAAGCCCATATTTCTTTAGCTGGGTCTAGTGTACCAGCCCCTACATACTTTGTAAACGATTCTGCAAGCTCATGCAATATATCTAAATCTTCTTTGCTGATACCGTCTTTAGCGCCTGCTAATGGAGTAACAGCCTCAGGCTTTTTTACCACATCTTCCTCAGGAACGTCCTCACCCGAATAAATATATAGCCCAATACCATGTAACGCAATAGCTTTGGCAAGACACCTTTGCATGGCCGTATTGACAGACATAGCGTCAGGATTTGGTATAGCTTTGTTGCGATAGTCCATGACAGGTAATTGAGCAGTCATTTTTTTACCAAAAGCTTCAACGGTGCAGAAGACCATGAGGGTTTCACCAAATTTGGTTGGCTCTCCATATGACCATGTAGCCGCATTATCGAGTTGTAATAGCTGGTCGACTGCCCATGCCCATGATAGGTAGCTGAGTCCGTTTTTCTTTTCAATGTGTTCATTTACGTTTACCTTTCTAAGGTCAGAGTAGTTCATTCTAACGCCCCCATGTTGGCCACAATAATCAAGTTAAGCTCATTGTAAAGGCCTAACGCTTTAATTAATGGTAACACATCCACCCCTAAAAACAAAGCCTTTTTAGCCCTAGCCACAGACTCAGTCAATGCCTCTAAGTCCCCAAAATACGCATAGGTTGGTTCTTCGTAATCAAACTCCACCTCAAGCGTTACCCCATCCTCCAAGTTTAAATGTGTAATCATTTACTCCACCTTTCTAATATGATCCAAGAATTAGCTACCTTAACTGCATTAAGTTTACCAGTCAAGCAAAGCTTGCGAACCCACCTGGTTGACTTTTTCATCTGCGCTGCAATCTCCTCAACGCTATATAAATTTTCACTCATAAATTAATTCATCCTCTGCCAATCCATCTACAAAATCTTCAAAGTTGCTAGTATCTTCCATACGATTAATTAACATTGTGCCATTACCTATAGGGAAATTGTCGTAAAGGTAAGTAATAAACCTATCTTCGTACTTATCATACATGGCATCATAATCTAGCTGTTTTTGTTGATCCATTACTTGCGCTTGAAACATTGCCTGGCACATTACTCCCACCCCTTCCACTTGGCTATCAATTCAAAAATTACAAATATTGCTAATACTACTGCACCACCTAAAGCTAATATTGCGATATTATCTAACATCATCATCTCCTTAAAATTTAGTCTTGCCGTTTTGTGTTAAACCAATACGATCATTTACACGATCAAAACATACTGTTGGTGTTGCCTTTGCTATTTTGTAAACTTGACTATTAATATACTGCTCATTAATTGCACGTAACGCAGCTTTAAGTTCTGCTTTATCATTGTCAACTTTTAATTCTGCTGTAAGGTCTGCTAAGATTTGTTCTGTTTTCATTTTGTATCTCCTGTGTTGATGTAGTCATTTTATACCAATGTCGGAACGTGTCAAGCATTATTTGTAATTATTTTAAAAATATTTTATTTGCATTTATTAAATAACTATGATTTAATCTTTATGGGCTAGGTTATGCAGACCGAAAAGATACGTTCCTCCCTCCGTATCCTGCCCAGTTTTTTTAAAGAGGGAATATTAGGAGGTTATATGAAATTAATACCTAAGAACTGGGTTAAGTTCCAGCATTATAAAGATCGAAATCCTCCTTGGATTAAATTACACCGTGATCTATTAAACGATAAAGAATTTATGCGCTTGCCACTTGCTAGCAAAGGTCTAGCACCTGTTTTATGGTTGCTAGCGTCTGAATCTGTAGAAGGTATTTTTGATGCTGATTTTGATGAACTTGAATTTCGTTTAAGAATATCACAAAAAGAATTAGAATCTGCACTTAAACCTTTGATTGACAATGGATTCTTTTTAGATGCTAGCACTATGCTAGCGCCATGCTTGCAGGATGCTATCCCAGAGACAGAGACAGAGACAAAGAAGAGACAGAGAGAGACAACAATTCCTGTTGATTTTTACATGACTGATAAAGTGATAGATTGGGCGCAAAAAAATGGATATAGCAATTTACAAAAACATTTTGATAATTTTGTTTTATCATCTATAGCTAGAAACTATAAATACACAAATTGGGATGCTGCATTTATGAAAGCTATAAGAGACAACTGGGCTAGAGTTCCTGAAGAAAAGAAAAACAAGGTGGTACTATGAATCCATATTTAATTACAGAGCCAACAGTAATTTCATTCTCTGGTGGTCGCACATCTGCTTATATGTTTTACAAAGTGTTGGAAACTAACAACGGATTACCTAAAGAAGGAATTGTATGCTTTGCTAACACAGGGAAAGAAGAAGAAGCCACATTAAAATTTGTGCATGACTGCTCGGTTCATTGGAATGTGCCAATATCTTGGGTTGAGTATAGAGCAGAAAAGCCTTTGTTTGAACTTGTTACTTATGAAACAGCTAGTCGTAATGGTGAGCCATTTGAGCAATTGATTGATAAAAAGAATTATTTGCCGAACCAAGCGCAAAGGTTTTGTACGCAAGAGTTAAAAGTAAAAGCATTTGATAGATATTTAAAATCTATTGGCTGGAATGAATTTGTAACTTTTGTTGGTATTCGTGCAGATGAGCAAAGGCGTGTAGCTAAAATATCACAGCAAGAAGATAAGTTAATGCCATTGGCTAAACTTGGTATATCAGAAAAGGATGTATGGGAGTTTTGGAATAATCATAGTTTTGATTTACAATTACCAAAACAATCTGGCGCATCTAATTGCGATTTGTGTTTTTTAAAAGGCACATCAATTCTTACAAGCCTTATACAACAAAACCCAAGCAGAACTATTTGGTGGGAAAAGCAAGAAGAAAAGATTGGTGCAAGGTTTGCAAAAGACAAGCCAACTTATAAACAAATGGCAAAATTTAATAGGGAACAGACTCAATTGTTTGGTGATTCAACAATAGAATGTTTTTGCGGAGATTGAGATGATAATTAACCCTAGAAGCTTATTAACAGAAATAGATGATTTATACATTAAAGGCATTGCTAAAGGTCATACTACAGGCTGGGCCAACGTAGATCAGTTCTTTACCGTGAAAGAAGGTGAGTTTACTGTGGTAACTGGTATGCCTAGTCATGGAAAGTCCGAGTGGCTGGATGCTTTATGTGTAAACCTAGCTGTAAACCATAACTATCGTATTGCTATGTTTAGCCCTGAGAATCATCCATTAGAGATGCACGCTAAAAAGATTATTGAAAAATATGCACAAAAGCAATTTTTTGGTGGTCAACGTATGTCACAGGAAGAAATGTTAGATTCACTTGATCGTATGAATAAGAACTTTTCGTTTATTAAACCAAGCGAAACTGAGTTTACTCCTATGCACATTATTAACGAGGCTTTGCCGTGGCTTGATCAATCTATAACGCAACCTAGAGCTTTAGTAATTGATCCGTGGAATGAGATGGACCATTACAGGCCAGCAGGATTAAGCGAAACTGAATATATTAGCCGTATTCTTACTGAACTGCGTAGAGCAGCTAGAGATTACAAGACACATTTGTTTTTAGTAGCGCATCCGATGAAGATGCAAAAGGATAAAGATGGTAACTATCCTGTTCCACGGCCTTATGACATATCAGGCAGCGCTCATTGGTACAATAAAGCAGATAATTGTATTGCAATTTGGCGTGATGTGGCGAATAATCCACAGCAAACACAGGTTCATATACAAAAAGTAAGATTTAACAGCACAGGATCACCTGGCATGGCTGATTTGTTGTATGATTATCACAAGGCTACATATATTAACGAACAAGAGTTTTACAGGGGCATATCATGATATTAGTTTTTGTTTACGATTCACAGGATAACTTTGTATGCACCATGAACTTTATCTCACAATACGATTTAGATGACTTTATGGAAAATGCTAGTTTTGATAACCCATTAACATTTCAAATTGTAGACTTTGATAACTTTACGGAAACGTTACAATGAACTTTTCTGAAACTGAGTTTTATAAACACTTTGGTGATTGTGAGTGGAAAGTTACCACTAATGATGGTAAGATACATAAAAGCACCAAATGGTTATTGAAATACGAAAATGTATTGTACAAGGAGGTAACGCCAAGTGTCGCACCAAAAATGCCCGACTTGCGGTCAAATCGCAAGAAGAAGTAATCCTCAAAATAATCGACTGCATTTATTGTTTCAAGCTATTTCTGAAAAGGTAAAGGGCGCTGACGGATTGTTACACCATGCGATGTGGTGGAAAATCGTAATGAAGGATCGCTGGCTTGGTTACAATGAGGTTGTCACTAATGGGAAAACGGTATATAGTTTACGTGGGACTGCTGATTTAACGGTGGAAGAACTTAACAACTTCATGGACAGGGTAGAACGCTATGCTGCTGAACATGGAATTTACTTACAGGACTAGTGATGATAGCTGTATTATTTGCTAGAGATGATAGCCGTTATAAACAATTAGATGGCTATGACGTATACGACATCAATCGTGATGCAAGAAACTATTGTAAAAGTTATCCTGTATTAGCGCATCCTCCTTGTCGTGCTTGGGGTATGCTGTCACACATGGCTAACCCTAGACCTGATGAAAAGCAATTAGCTTATTTTGCATTGGCTCAAGTAAGGCTTAATGGTGGAGTATTAGAACATCCTGCTGGCTCACGTCTATGGAAAGAAGCTTATCTGCCATTAGAAGGCGAGTTTCCTGATGAGTTTGGTGGCTTTACAATTGAGGTAGATCAATATGATTTTGGTCATGTAGCACATAAAAAAACTAAGCTTTACATTTGCGGTATTGC